GGAATTGAGCGCGACTTGTTTCGGATTTGGATTTTTCCATTCCCGGCCGTCGCGCCCTTTGACTACTTTGCCGGACGGTACAAGCGTTATTCGTTCGGGGATTTCATTTTCAAAATTGAGCGATAAAAAAAGGCTGCCGGTAATTTCCATACCGACAGCCTATTGAACCAAGCAGGCGTTTTTATACTAATCAAAATTATTGTTTTTCTGCCAGTTCCAGAAACGGCAGGTAGGGCATGGTAGGTTTCAGTTTTTCGCGCTGTCCCTGTTTCCAGAGGCGGTAGGCAAACGTAAAAGTGATACCGTAATGCCTGGCAAGGTCGTTCATGGTACACCCTTTGCCGTAACGCTCGTAAATTTCAAGAGCGATGGTTTTACGGAAAGCCGACCGTTCAAGTGGAATGTACAATTGCATGGTTCCATAAAGCAGCATAATCTTGCCAAGAATTTTTTCTGCGTTAGAATCGCCTACCGCATCCGCAAGGATACCACGAAGATTTTCCGCCGAAGTTCCGTTTTCTTTTTTTCCGGGGATATATATCATCTGCCCTCCGTAAAACCGGCAAATAGCGCGGATTGCTTTCTGTGCGGTTTGCGGCGATACCCCCTCCACAGTACAGGAAAGGATCAAATCTTCTATCAGCGCATTGTCATGGGGTCTGGCCATTGAGAGCCTCCGAAGTATCCGGATCAAATCCGGCTTTGATCATCATGTCGCGTAATGCAAGGATAACTTTCCGCGCGGTGTGAACCGTCAGGAAGCGGAGCGATCTGACATGGGCGATACGGTCTAAAAAAGCATGCAGCGCCCTGTCGCTTTTGTTCCGTGCGCACTTGGCCCACATCCCTTTGATATATTCAAGCTGCTCCAATGTCGCGCCGCCTTTTTCTTCCGGCGTTACGCGCTTAGGCGTTTGATCAAAGCCGTTTTGCCTCATAGCCTTTACCGTCTGCTCAAGCTGCCTCACCGTCATTTTTGCGGCGGAATCCCTGCCGCAGACTCCGCCTAAAAAAGCGCGGTAAGCCTCGTCATCCATGCCGAGTTTTACCTTCCCGATGTGGATTAACTGAATGAGCTTTTTGCGCCTGTTTTCCGTTGTCTCTGACCTCATTTTAATCTCCCCTACAAGGCACAGCGGAGGCATCCGCTGAGGTTTATTTTCATTTTTCGATATTTCCCTCAACTGCCGCTTTTTGAACTGCTGAAAGGTGGTATTTTTTCATGTACCATTCGGCGGCTTTGTTAAGGAAAATGCCGATATTTCCAAATCCCCGCGCTTCGATATACGCTTCTATTTCGCGCCAATTTTTCATCTCGACTATATGCGATTTTGAAGAAGCGTCAGTGGAACCATGGAGCTGGCAAAGATGGATTCGAGCAAGAACATTAGGACTTATGCCACACTGCACAGCTTTTGAACGAATCTCATCTAAAACATTTTCAGGCAGGGTGATTTGTATTTGTGTCATTTTCCCCTCCTATTTCTTCCTTCCACTCTTCGACGGTTTTCCAGTGCATACATTCACCGTTGTGAACACAAATATCCCCTAAAAACCAAGGATGGTTTTCAATGCGAGAATCAACCGCGTCCACAATGAAAGCTTCCACGGTCGCGTAAGGTTCTTTGTTTTTAATATGTTCCTTCACTCTTTGAAGAAATTCATCAGATAAATTTATTTGCATTTTCCCCTCCCAAGGATTTTTTTTACAAAGCGTTCACCACTTCGGCGTCCACAAGATTGGCGCCGAGTTCCGTTGCCGAGTTCATCGCCCGCCTGCACCAGTTGTTGACGAGCAATGGCCATGCCACAGAATAGACTACGCCGTTTCTTGTCTGCCGCCGCAGTTTCGCGGACAGAGCTTCGCAGCCGCCGTCATCAATTACGTCTTTCCGCTTTTTATCGAGCCGTCCAAATTTGATATCCAGGTAAGCAGCGATTTCCTTGCCCGTTCCCAGCGGTTCGAGTTCCAAAACTTCCATGCGCCGAATCACTTCACGCGCTTCCCAGTTTTTTCCTTCGTCAAGTTTGGATTTGAGTTCTATCTGGCCGATGAGAACAATAGACAAAAGTTTTTTAAAACCGTCTTCCATTTCCCAAAAACGTTTGAGGTATTTCAATGTCTGTATGGAAAGATCGTGCGCCTCTTCGATCATCAGCACATGGCTGTAACCGCTCCGGCTTGAGTTGGTAAGAATCCGCTCTACCTGCCGGGCTTTGGCTTCCAGGGTGCGCCTCGGCGTTTCCGTTGAGCAGTCCGCGATTATGGCATCGCAGATTGTTGAAGTTGTCAGCCGGGTTTTATCTACACACCTGGGAGCGATGATTCTCACCTTCTCGCCTTCCGCAGTCATGCGGTCTATCGCGTAACGCCGTATAGTAGTCTTGCCGCTTCCGCTCTCGCCAACCAGAGCAACCATACCGCCTACCTTCGCGGCTTGCAGCAGGTACTCGGCAACAAAGCGGGTATCGTCGGTGAGGTAAACGTCTTCCGGTTTTACTACGTCCCCGGAAAATGGGTCTTGCGTTATGCCAAATTTTTTATATGTTTTTAAAGTCATCATAATATTCGCGCTCCTTACGCGATTTTGCTTTTCTGCGCCAATGCCGGAGTTTCCTCAAACTCCCTGTCAGGCACAGCCGCGCCCTCGATGATCCATTTTTTGGTATCAATCGGGGTTTCCGTTTTCGGCTTGCGGGCTTTGATCAAATCATCAACGATTCTGGTTGTTATACCTTCGGGGTATTTTTCTTTCATTTCGTTGATGAAACCTTCCGGCACATAGCCGCATTCCGCCTTGATCCGTTTTGCCGCTTCTACCGCGCTGATGATTATTTCGTGTGTGTGTACGGTTTCGGCAATAGTAACGGGCGTTCCATTGTCCTGCCGCATAAAGGGATTTTCAGGTTTTATGAAACTGTGGGCAGGCCCCATAACGGCAGCCAGTCCCGGGGCCTCAAGAATCTTTTCTGCGGTCTCCCTTGCCGTGTCCTTTGGCCGTTTGTATTCCTGACCGTAGACCGGGCTGTTCACATCAAATCCGGCGCTGTCGTATACAATCGGCTCAATTTCAAAACTCAACTCTTGTTTACCGTTTTCATAACTGACGATACACAATGGTTCCGCCGTTACGAGCAATGGTTGTAAATTGAGTTCCATGCCGACAATAATGTTCGGCAAATTCCTGACACTGTAACGTAACGACCGCCCGACTCTTGGATGAACAATACTCACTGATAAATCCCCGGCTACTTTTCGCTTCTGTGTTCCGTTGGCAAAAACCTGTCTGCAGGTTTCCTCATCGGGAAGCTCTCGCAGTTTTTCTTTTGGGATACGCTGCCAAAGCTCAATTCGACTTTTGTTTATGCCGTTGCGTTTCAGACGGGTATCAAGGCCGTCGATCATGTTGGCGTTATACGCCGCGTAAAACCGCTCCGCCGCGTCGTTCAGTTCCGCCATGCTGTTTACAGGTTCGAAGCGGAGGCGGCTTTCAAATTGCGTCTCTACAAGATTGTTTGCGTTTTCTACCTGTCCTTTGGCACGGGGGTTTCCCGGCATGTGCGGCATGGTTTGTACGCCAAAGGCTTTCAGCGCATTGGCGGTAGCCTTAGCCGTGTTCGCTGTACCGCAGTCCCATATCAAGAGTTTTGGTACGCCGTGAAAGACATTGACGTTGCTTTCTTTCTGTCCCCATGCGTACAGCAGGAAGTCATACATATTTGCCGCCGTCTCGCCCATTGAAGCGTAGTAACGGACGCAAATTGAGCCGGAGTAGTGGTCTGTTAGCACATAACGCCAGCATTTCATTTTCCCTTCGAGAAAGTTTTTATTTTTGTAAAGCTCGTCATCGCCGATTAATTTTTGCTTTCCCCCCGGCGCGAAGTAAATTAAGCACACGGAAGGATCGGCAAAGTGTACTTGGTTCGGGTATTCCGTACGCATTGTTTGATGCGGTGAAGAAATTTTGCTGTCGGCTACCGCCATGTGGTTTTGTCGTAGTAACTCCCGAAGGCGGCTGTCGCTTATTGAAATGTCCGCTCCGCGCGACTGGAGTATTGACCGGGCGACGTTTACCGGAAGCGTCGCCTTGCCGTTTTTACGGATGCACTGTTTGACCATATCCGCGACTGCCAGCAGGAGTTTTTCGTCAAAACTTGTTGACCCCGCATCCTTGCGTTTTTCGCGCCCTGACTTCCAGCCGTTTTCTTTCAGCACTTTGTACGCTTTTGCTGTTGAGAACGCGAACATCCGGCACATCTCATCTACCACGGCCTTGCGTTGAGCAGCAGAAACAGCGGCGTTCATCTGATCGGCATACGTCTGGTACATTACCCGTCCCCTATTTCAGATCGCTTATGCGCCAGTCCTTCATAGGCCCCGCGTTGTCAATTTCGTTAATCAGCGCCTCGCTCAATTCGCGGAAGGTTTTTATTTCGTTGTCGTAAAACTGGCCGATCCAGTCGCTCAATTGTTGGACGTTTACGTTCTCGATCTTCTCGGCTTCGACAACAATGGCGTATGCTTTGCGAAGGCTGGTGTTTAATTCTCCCAGTGTCTTGGTGTACTCTACGCCAAGTTTTTGAAGGATGGCTTGTACAATTTGCTCTGGTGAAGGTATATCTTGCCCCGCGATCCTCATACGCAGATCGGACATCTCATCAACCATTTTTGCGACTTCTTTTTTATGCTTTTCCTTTTGGCTTTCAAGTTTCTTCTCTGCTTCACGAAGTCTTTTCCGTACTTCCGTTGCTGGCAGTTGGTCGATGACATCTAAAGTAAGACCTTTCACTTCTTCACCTTTTGTAAATTTTTCAAGTTCGGGGTCAGAAAAATCATCAAGAAGGTTGAGCTTTGAATTATTCAAATGCGACAGGTTGTCGTATTTGCCGTAACGTCTGGCAATGTTCATATATCGCTGTGCTTGTCTTGGCTCAACACCGATCTCCTCTAACGCCTTGCCAAAAGTACCATGAGGTTCTTTTTCTTTTATCGCTAAAAGAACCTTACCGCCTACAACGCCAGCCCATTCATGAAGACCAAAAATATTTTTCCCCATCTGGATGAACGTAAAAAGATCATACTCTTTTAGGTTGAATCCAAGACTTGCCAATGCATGTTGTGCGGAAATCTGTTTGTTTTGTTGATCTTTTGCAATCAAATCCATTGCCTTTGCTTCAGGCGCGATTACGTTTTTTTGTCTAGCCATGTTGATCCTCCTTGTAGGCTTGAATACATAGAGCCGCTCTTTCCATTGAGAAATTAATTCTTTTAAGGCTGTCGAGGTACTTTTCGAGAGGTAAGTTTTTTTGTAATTGCCAACAGCCTTTACCCACTTCAATGATGGAGTCTTCTACAACGTTTAAATGCTCATTGAGAGCAAACAACATTTTTTCAGTACCGTTCTTTTTCGCATACTCATCAAATTCAGGATTTTTACGGACAAACTCGTGTGCATCTTCATCCGTTATTTCAGGCAGGTCGTCAACATCAATACCGTAGTCTTCTTTAAATATCAAGCGTTGAATTTTCTCCATAAGTTCAGGTCTGATTCGTCGCTTGAATTCTGCAAACTCTTCCATATCTTTCTCCTCACTGCATTTCAGAGGCGTAACGCGCTTCCTCTTCTGTTAAGCGCAGTCTTGCCTCTTGATACGAACGCATAATGCGTCCTGCAAATCCCCCGAAGGTTGGCGACAGCCGCCACCTTGCTCCGTTGCCCTGTATAACCCATTCGTTGGCCTTGAAAAGCGCCATGTCGCGGCAGACATTCGCCTCGCTAGTTTTAAGACGTGCCGCAAGCTCTTTGTTGGCAAGTCCTGAAATGTGGTTGTCGCATAACAGGCGGACTATTTCAAAAATCCGCCCCTGGCTGTTTAATTTTTCCATGTTAACACCGCCTCCCTGATAGACAGGCCGAGCCTGATAAGCCAGCCGCATTTCCACTGTTCGCCTTTGTCTTTGAGGTGAACGCCGAGCCTGAATATAAACCCTCCCATATCTGCCTCCCTACAGTGCCGCTACATCGAGCGACACCTGCTTGTATTCACCGTTTTCTTCACGGGTATATACACGCAGATATTCTTTACTGCCGGACACTTGGATCGATTCGGTTATCGCTTCCATTGCCCGTTTCCATTCAGGGTCGTTTATGTCCAGCCGCCTCAAGCCGAGAATACGAGCGGTGTTGATATTACCTGCTTTGTCAACATAGAACGCATTGTCAACTAACGCTCTTATTTCACTGCGAGAACCCTTTGACCAACGCTTGATACATTCGTCAATGATCCCCTTGGCTATTTGTAAACGTTCATCAAAAACAATGTGCTCGTTTACCGCAAGAATTAATTTCAGGCTGCCATCATAGCTCGTCAAGGTAATATTGCCTTTCTTGCCGCCATAGGTTTTTCCAAAACGCTCTGCGGAACGATCCAAATACGAAAGCAGTTCTTTTCGCATTTCATTTTTGAAAGCAGCAAGCTGTTCTTTCATTTGAAGAGCTTTGCTTACGATTTCGCGAACTGTCTGATCGCGAAGTTTGTCAATGTCCTTAACCATGTCTAGGGGAACTTGCCGTCCCTGGCTGTCGGTCATGTAACTTTGTTTACCCATATTTTTTTCTCCTAAGGATTTTTTCTGTTTGTTCATGCCGCGCCTCTCTTTTCCGCTTCGGCAATCCGCTCTTCACACTCTTTGAGAAGTTGATCGAATAACGCCGTCGAAATCTGCCTGTGGGCCATTCCGCCTTCGCGTTCAAGGCGCGAATGAACTCCCCCCGGCTCATCAAGGCGGTAACACCGTCCGTTCCAGAGATGTTGCTCGTACACAATGCCTTGGTGAATAAAATGGCGCATAAAGCTGGTCTCACTGAATATCGTGTATTCAAATGAAGAACCGCTCCGTCCAACAGTTTTGATACTCATACAACCGCCCCCTTGCCGCGGCTGGCGGCGATCATTGCTTCAAATGAGGGGTAGCCCAAAGTTTGGTAGAGGGTATCCTCAATCCGGCTGGAACGGCATATTCCTTGGAGAACTTGGGACATGGTCGATGATTTGACCCCCAATTCCCTGCATAAATCAGCTTGCCTGATCCCTTTCAAGCGAAGTTGGTAGATGACCCACAATCCCTCTTTGGGCTTAATGCGGATCCCGAGCATTTTTCGGTTGCGTCTGGA